TGGGGTCCTTTGATAGAACCATCTGTCCCTATACGAACCCAGTTTTGTTCACGCCATTGTTTTAGCTGTCCCATTACCTTAGTCTCTCTTTCATAACAATACCTTGCCCACGTATGCTCACAAAACCGCCTATAGATTTTTTAACTCTTTTCTTTTTCTTAGAACCTTTAGCATAGTTGGGATCTTTGCAATATTTTGATGCGGCCATATTTGCATATGCAGAAGGATATGTATCAAAAGTACGCTTTGCCCAGGCCTTACCCTCTGGACAAATCTTACCGCCGCTTTTTGCTTTCTTAGCCATTACTTGATTTTACCAGCTTTTTTTCTAATTGCATCTTTCCCTCTTCTAAATATTTCTGCCTGTCTTGGCTTGCCACCATACCTAGATCTTTGTTCCCCAACGGTCAGTATCTGTATTTTTCTTGCAAAGGGTTTACTTATTTTTTTGACTTTCGCTACTGTATCCCTAGCATCTTGTATAGATGCGTATTTAATAGATACGGTATCTTTAGGATTTTCATCCGTATATAGTCTTCTATCGCTACCTTTTGGTTTTTTTCCTGTTCCTACTTTTGGGTTTTTTCTTGGCATTTGTAACTAATTTCTTCAAAGTTTTTGATTGTTTTTTGTGCATCCTAGATGCTTTATTCAATTCTTTTGAAACTTTATTTATTTTTTTTAACATCTCCATTGTCTCCTTGACCAATAATTTGCTTTGGTCCTATCATCGCCAAGATTTTTACTCCTAGCACAATAAGCTTTACGTTTTTTTGGGTTGTTGGGATGTGCGCCTAATTTGGGATCGCCAAAGGTGACGCGTTTAATTTTTCCAGAAGCAGGTACTCTAACAAAAACCTCTCTAGTTTTTTTACCAAACCCAGGAGAACCTTTTGAGATTCTCCTTGGTTTATTCAGAGTTACTTTTTTGCCTCTATACTCTGCCATTAATAGTTTTTGTTAAGAACTAATATTATTGAGTAAGCATCTCCGCTTGAGTGTCCAACGGTTGTGAAATCAATATCACCGGTAACACCTGATCCAGCGTTATTTGGTATACCGCTAAATCTGTCATCGTAATATTCATCTCCTGTGCTATCAGCGGGTAAGGGTATTGCTAAAACGTTTGTGCTAGCATCAAACTCAATATCAACACCCATACCTCTAGTTGCCCAATAAATTCTAGCGATAGAGACTCCAGTACAAGACTCTCCTGCACCGTTTGCTGTTAGTGCAGAAACATCTACCTTCTTTACAGAAGATTCTCCTGTACCGTCTGATTCATTGGTGAACTTTAAAATAGCAACTCTATCACCATCCTGAATAGTCTGGGAAGTTACTGTATCAGCCATTATTTACTCCTATCTTTCGCAGATTACGTTTATGTAATCGATTGTCATAGTTTTAGCTGCTGCTTCACCATTTTGAATACCGAAAGATACGGTTAATTCTTCATCATCTGGTAAGTTAGTGTTCACTACACCTACTGGTGCGGCAGATCCTATAAAGTAAGATACTTGTGAAGTATTAGGATCTATAAAGAAACCAACGTCTACAAATGTATCATCAGCTAAAGTAGTAACCGCTGCTGTAGTAGTGTCAGTACCATCTTTTTCAATATGAAAATCTAGGTTTGTGTCACCATCGTCTTTCATAAAGTAAACACCATCAGAAACAGCAAGAGGTGTTGTATCGGTTATTTGTAGGCCCATAACAACATCTGATTGCGTTGCATCACTTACTTTAAACCTAGCATTAAAAAAAGCTCTTTTACTGCTGCTTAGTTTGAATGATTCACCTTTTAATTGTAAAAAGTCTAAATCATTATCACCTGCTGCATTAGTAAGCAAAAGTTGACCGCCTGCTCCAGAAGTCAAAGCTTCTGTAGCTGAACCTGTACCAGCTTCAGTTGTAGTGATTGTGAAATCGCCAGAAGCGTAAGTCATAAAATCATTTGAGTATTGATAAAACAACGAACTGGACGGGTTTACCAAGAACATAGGAAGATCCTTCTTATGTTTGGTGGACTCGCTGTTACCAGCGTTAAGTATTAAGTTTTGGAAATGTGGATTAGCCATCTTGAACTCCTTATATTTGTATTAATGGAAACCGTAAACGGCCCTCATCAAGCTAATTAATTTTAAACCAATTTTAGTTTACACTTGAAATATAAATGTCGCAAGAAAAAGGGAGCCGAGGCTCCCTTTCTTAATTGTAGTTGAGTTATAAACGCTACAATCAATCGTTCATTAAGCTCCTTGAGAACCGAAAACAGCTCTGAAGTTAGAATATCCGAATGAATATCTTTCTCTAGCTTTGTATCTCATGTTTCCAGTATCGAAATCACCTTCTAATGCAGTTTGCATTGGAGATCTTTCAAAATACTTAAATCCATCAGGACAGTCTGTTTTCAAGAAGAAAGCATCTGTATCTGTTAGATAATGATTTACAACATAGCCATCAGGAATCATTCCCTGATTTCTAATAGAGTTAATGTCATTGTCAGATGTTCCTACTCTCCCTGGGGTTTGTAAGAGTCTGTCAGCAACAAACTGCAACTGAGGTGGAACAATTAATTTCATTCCTCTTAGTGCAATATTTAGACTTCTATCATCGGTAAATGTAGAGATACTAATTAATGCATCTTCAAGAGAAGTTTCATTAAGGTCCGCCATAGTTGTAGCTCTATTGGCTAGAGTACCACCACCACCTAGCGGGTGATCTGTAGCAATTAATACTTTGCCATCTCCGCCTGTTGTAGAGAACGCATTGTTCAATACAGCAGCAGCTTTGATTTGCTTTGTATTAGCCATAGATCTAGCTAGTGCTTTAGTGTATCTAGCACCAAGACGATCATACAGATTATCTTCAACAGCTTCTTCTGTTAGTGCGAATGCCAAAGCAACTGTCTCGTGAGTATAACGAGAAGTATAACCTTCGTTAGCTGTATCAAATCTGACACCACTACCTTCTGATTTTACTTCAGCATTACCAAACCCAACGATCAAAGTTTCTTCTTCAAACGCTCTATCAGAACTCTCTGTATCAAAGATTTCTGCATGCTCTGCTTCATACCTAGCATATTCCATGCCGAACAAGGCATTTAAGCCTGGCTCTAGTTCTTTCGCTAATTGCGATCTATTTATTGCCATTATTAAACTCCTGTAGGATCAACATAGAAATGCTCATTAAACTTCACTATAACATTCACATTAGCTGAACCTGTAGTACTATTATCTGGATCAGAAGAAAAGCCCATAATCCTAAAAGTCGCAGTTGTTGCGGCTGTTGTTCCAGATAGTTCTACTGCTGACATACCAGTTTTGGTAGATCCTGCGGTGTAAGAAATATCTGCATTTAAGCCTACATCAGTCTGCGCTGGAGAACCGGCACTCTGAATTTCAAATACAGCATTAGGGTCATCTATTACGAAAGCTACAATATCAGATGCTACAGTTCCATCGGGGAAAAAAGATTTGAATACAACATCACCGTTTGTATCGGTAAATTGACATCCTCTAAATACACCTATGGACTCATCACCGGCAGCAGCTACAAGTATAGTACCTGCATTGGTCATTTTAACTAAATCACCTGAAAAAATATTCCCTGAAGCACCAGAGGCAATTTTGTATTCTGTTAAACCGTTAGAAGTTACACCAGAACCTAATTTGCCTACTAATCTTGCTCCAAATGGGGCATCTTTATTAGCCATAATAAGTTACCTATATTATTTAAAATTAATAAATGATGGTCAACTTCGCTGACCACCTCCAAAAGTTACTTTGCTTGACCTCTCCGGGTTCAAGATTGGAGAGTTTGGATCTGATTCCCTTAAAAGATCATTATCTACAGCGTCTTGCTGTGTTTGCGCACGACCTTCAAAGTAGGAGTTTCTTTCTTCGCGCGTTTCATTAGGAATCTTAGCCAGCAGCAAACCGCCAACTGACACTACTCCTGCATGTTTACCGTCATCTAAGGTAGGAAGTTCGAATCCTTCTAACTCATCGGCTCTAACAAGATCGAAACCTTCTCTTAGCCTTGATGTTACATTTTTTCTATCTTCACCGCCTGCAAGTTCGGCTCTAATCCACCTGTAAGTATAACCTTCAGGGGCAGGAGGAGTATCCAACATTGATGGTGGACTCCATGGTTTGCGAGCAACTTTTTTAGCTCGAGTGTCGGCAGAACGTGGTGTTCTGTTTATATCTTTTTTATCTTCTGTCATAGTTTTACCTTTTAACATATTTAGCGTACTCATCTAAGGGTACGTTTAATCTTTTAGCCATTTGTACTTCTGAGGGAGACAATTTAACTTGTCTTTTATTGGAGCTAGCATTACCAGCTACCCTACCCGCTGAAGCCACTTTTTGTTGAGGCTTAGATTTAACAGAAGATTCATTAAACTTCTGCGGGAACTCTTCACGAATCCTCTTATCAACCTCACTATAGTACTCTTCCGAACCAAGGTCAAACCCTTCACTTTCTAATTGTTTGTTGATTGCCATAGCACCCATAGTCATTACTTCGTCTTGACCAAACCATTCGTTATTTTCAACCCATTCTTTATCTCTTCCAACTAACTCTGGAACAGTAGCTTGTTGGGTTTGATTTTGAGGGGCCTGATTAGGATAGTAATTTTGATAGTCAACTTGTTGCTCTTCTTGTTGCTCAATAACAACCTTAGATTCTGATACTTTATTCTCTTCTACGGCTATCTTTGCAAGAACTTCTTGAGCTTTTGCAACCTTGTCATAATCTGCAACTTCATGTGCATTTTTCAAAGCTGCTAGTGCTTGAGCCTTTTGTGATTTAAGTCTGCTTTCTGCTTCATTAAGATAGGATTTATCTAAAGATGTAGATCTACTTTTTAGAACTTGGTTTTCTTCTGCAATTCTTTTTGCATACTCATAAGCAGACTCTTGACCTCTTTCGGCCTCTCTTAGCTTGCGAGTAAGGGTATTAATCCTTTTCTTAACTTTTTCTGAATAATCTTCTAATTCATCTTCAGACTTTTGTTGTGGTTCCTCCGAAACATCTTCAATAGCTTCTTCTGCTTCTTGATCGGTTTCTTCTGGTGTAGCAAGATCAGCTATCTTACCGCTAGTTTTTTCTTCAGGAAGATCTACTTCTACAACCTCCCCTTCTTCTACTAGCTCTTCTTGCTTTGCTTCTTCATTCATTTTTACTCCTTATACTGCAAGAATATCATCGGGATCTAATATGGTAGCGATAACTTCATCATCATTAATGATTCTGCATTCAGATTCGTCTCCGAGTTTGAAACGAGCGCCAGCATATCTACCGATTAATACCCATTGTTTCTCCTGACACCAAGCCTCAGTAAATTTACTCGAGTCTTTATAGCAATCAGGACCCATTTTAACTACGTACCCCACAACGGTTGCTAGAGATTCTCTATCAACTTGTGATTGTACTAGGTGTATTCCACCATCAGTTACTGCTTTTCCTTTGTAAGGAAGAATAAGTATCCTCCAACCCGTAGGTTGAGGCATTCTTTCTAAAATCGATTTGTCTAAAAGGGTTGGATCTAAAACTCTAGCTGATTGTTCTACGTAGGGTAGTACTTCTTCTGGTTGAGTTTCTTCTGTTTTTGGAGTTTCTGGTTCTTGTGCGTTCTCTTTTTCTATTGCTTGGGCAATATGTTCAGGTACGTGTATCTTCGACATCTTCTTGTATTTTTCCTAGCAGTTCTCTATATGTATTTTCTGTGTCGACCAGAGAACTGTAGCGTCCACACAGATACTGATATTGCGCAAAATCTTTGGTGCCAGCCAAGATTGTGTCTTTTACGCTTTCCTTTTGGGCCTCAAGTTCTTTTAAAAACTTTTGGCTCATCCAAACTACTGACACCTAATAAACGCCAGAAAACTTGCCGCCAAATTCAGCAGCTCCCATACCTCTAGCTTTACCTTTACCCATTCCAGGTTTAGGTGAAGTGTTAGCATCAAAAGTACCTGCATCTGTTTTAAGAGGCACAGAACCTTTGTTACTGTAAGGATTTTTATCCTTCATTACAGTAGGAGTTTTTTGTTGGCTAATATCAGTTCTTTTAATCATGTTTTTAATTATTCAGTACAACCTAATTATTTGCAAGTTTTATTTACCCTGCCCTCGGTACTTCTTTTTGGTTTTCCTTTTGTTGGTACCTGCACCTCTACTCAAGGCGCTGTTACCTATAGACGTTTTTTTCTTAACACGCCGTACTTTTTGAACGTCAAAAGTTTTAGGCACTACTGTTGTTTATTGGCTTGCTCCATAAGCTTGAACCTTGCCTGTTGTTCCAACCTGGCCCTAGCTGTATCGTCTCTCAGCTCTGCAATATCTTCTTGAGTATCTATTCTTTCTCTATCAACATTAATTCTTTGTTGGGCTTCTTGAGCTTTTCTTTGTTCAGCCGCTAAGAACTGTTGTTGCTCTATAGATAACTCTTGACCTTTCAGAGCCAACTCTTGTTTTCTTATGGCAACTAATGGATCTTCATCTTGTGGCGCTGAAACCTTCTGATTATATTCAACTAACAGTTCAGCAAGTATAGGTGATGAGAATTGTGCCAATATATCTCCTGCTTGTAAGGATAAATTTTGTGCTTCTTGTGGTGATGCCTGTTGAGCTTGCTGTTGTATTTGCTGGAACTGTTGCATAACTTCTGGTGGCATTTGTTGTTCACCCAGTATGTCAGCCTTCATCTGAAGATGCTGCATGATATGTGAATGAATCAAAGCTTGCACTTGAGCATTCATTTGCACCGGAGGTGTGTTTAACAAAGACATATGGATTGCAATATGTGCATCATGATTTTGTTGTGGAAATGCTTGAGCTTGTTGTCCTAGTAACAATTGATTGTTTTCAAAACCAGCCTCTAAAGGCAAAGGATCTGTAGGAGGTGGAGGTGTCAGTATTTGTTCTACGTTATCAACACCTATAGCCGCATACATTCTTTTGTAAGCTTCGTATGTACCATTAGGCCCATGAACTTGAGGATTGGATTGAACCAACTGCATCATCTCTTGTGCCATAGCAATCCTTTGAGATTGACTAAATATATCAGGATTAGATATTGGGAATATATCTACCTTCTCATCAAAGTCAGATAGTTTGATAGTTGTTTCGTTGTTTGCTACCGCGTATGGATACTCTTGCGGTAGGTACTCTTGGAAAACATCAGATAGTATTTTAAATTCTTTCTTTTGAGAATTATGTAATCGTTTGTGTATTGCAGACAACACCTTAGTAGATCTTTCTAGTAATGCTAGCGTTGTGCCTACAGGTGCATTTGGATTACCTTGCCCTGTATTTATTTCAGCAATAGATGCAAACTTTTGTCCTGAATTAACCAGTATGTTCAACAACTGAAGTAAAGTGCCACTAGGCTCTTTGAAAGGTAACGGTTGTATTGAATCACGTAGAGATCCACCTGGAGCGTCTACGTCTCTAAACTCACCTGGCTGTATGGGAGTATCTTCATCTCTAATTCTAATACCTCTAGTTTTAAAACCAGCAGGCAAGTTAGCCAAAGTTCCTGCATCAATCAGCTGACGCATTATTGAGGTTGATGCTTTGGATAAACCGCCGATCATATGAGTTAGACCAAAGCCATAGAACCCTAGACCAGGTAAAAACTTAAAATGGACAAAGTATTCTATTTTAGTTTTAAGAGGATCATCTTCTCTGTAGTTTCTTCTAACAGAAAGTATATCGTTTGAGTTAGCATCAATAGTGACTATATACGGTAATTTTACACCAGTAAGACGACCCTCATCGTCTGTATCCTCAAAGCCGTCTAGATCTAGATTACAATGTACTTCGTATAGTAGAGATACTTCGCCATCATCATATGAAGGCTCCATACCAGATAGCTTGTCTATTTCTTCTTTTACGCCGCTATATTCATCAGCACTATCACCACTACTTATATCTATCTTTTTGTAAAATCCTACAGACTGTAGTTTTCTAACTTCATTTTCTGAAATCTTGATAACATTTGTGATTCTGTTACATGTTTCAAGATCGGTAGTGTAGTAGGGAACTATTAGATCTTCGGGCGCTACAAACTTTGATACGGCCCTACCAAGACTTTCATCATAATAAACTTTTTTAAATGCAGATCCTGCTAAAGGCAGGTAGAAAAGCATTTGATCTAACTCTTCATCAAACTCCTCCATAACATGAGTAATTTGATAGTTCATGAACTCTTTTACCCTTTGGGCTTGCTCTTCAGCTAATGAGTCATATGCACCTATAACTTGTGTTTTAACAGGGCCGCCTGCTGGTAACAATTCTTTATAAGCTTGTGCCTGGAAGGTCGTTACAGCTTCACCTAATAAAGGGTGAATAACACCACTAGCACCAACAAAAGGCTCTGATCTTTCCTCATCAAAGCGCATACCAAGATACTCTAAACCGTCTTTATATGTTTTTTCCCAATCATCTCTCGAGGCTTTATCTTTCTCTATACCAGCAATCAATTCATTGGCAATATTTCGTAATTCTTGAGGATCTAAAACTTCGGCTAGATTGCTGTCAAAATCTGTATCTATTTCTTCAACTATAGAAGCTTCGAGAATAGCACTACCATCCTCTTGCATTTGGAACCCCTCTGTACCTCTGTCTTTTATTGCCTCTATAGCAACACTCATGTCTTCTTGACCAAGCGGCACTTGATTCTGTTCGTTAAGTACTGTTGGGTTTATGTCTTTTTCTATTGCCATAGTCTTAGTAGTATACTCTCCTTACTGGTGCTTTCTCTTTATCTGAGTAATCATCATCAAGGGAAACTAAACCACCCTCCCTAAATCTCATCAGAGCTTGCGTCATAGTATCACATAGGTCATCATTTTTACCAAAAGGAAAAGAGGCACACTCTTCTATCATCTCATCTGCAAACTTTCTTTCAGGTGCATATACCAAACCAGACTCAAAGATAGGTGCAACCGAGTGCATCCTAGTAGATTTATCGTGTCCCCTGGTTGGAGAGTAATTAACTACAGGTATACCCAACCTTCTAAGTTCATGTGTCAAGGGTGTTCCAGATGCCTTGGCTTCTATCAGAACCATATCAGGTTCCCAGTACTGGTATTCTTCGTATGCCACACGTTTCAGTTCTGGGAAGTCCCAACGATCCTTTTGTGCATCCAATAGTATTATGCAATCAGGTGAGTCAGGCGTAGGCTTGAACACACCCCACGTTGAAATAGCAGAATAGTCTGCATTTTCTTTCTTACTAAATGCAGTATCATAACTTTGAATGATATAACTAACTGGCGGTAAAACTTCACTTTCCCAAGTTTTCCACCACTCTCTTTTAACAATAGATCCTTCTTCAGATGTAGGAGTCTGCATCCATTGTGCATTCCACTTCTGAACCGGCAAAGATGCTTTTACCTTTTCTAGTTCATCCATAGACCAGAACTCAGGCCACAAAGCGTTATTTGTTTCTGGGAATATAGCAGGGAACTCCACTACTTCCCATTGGTCAGCCGATAGTTCTTTCTGAGAGTCTAATAACTTTGCGGTTAGATCTATAGAACTCCAACGTGTCATTACCAGTATGATAGCTCCACCTGGTTGCAAACGTTGTCTAGGTCCAGAGGTGTACCATTCCCAACATGCCTCCATAGCAGTAGGGCTAAGAGCATCTTGCTCTGAATGTGGATCGTCAATAATTAACAGATCCGCACCACGACCCGTAATCGCTCCTCCGACACCTGCGGCAAAGTATTCGCCACCTTTGTCAGTTTCCCAACGACCAGCTGATTTAGAGTCTGCCTGTAAATTAACCTTTGGAAATATCTGCCTGTATTCGTCCGTATCCATCATGTTACGAACCTTACGACCAAATCGTACAGCCAACTCTCCGGTATGCGTTGTTTGCATAATCTTACGCTTTGGCTGTTTACCCATAATCCAAGCAGGGAAGTAGGTAGAACAGAACTCAGACTTTGTATGTCTCGGCGGCATATTGATGATAAGCCTGTTGCACTTACCATTAGCAACGTCCTCTAGCTTTTGTGCAAATATCTTATGATGACGACCACAAATAAACTCGGGCCACATATGATTAATAAAGTCTAAGAATGTTTCTTGGCAACCACTTTGTTTTTTAAGTAGTTCTAAACGTTCCTTCAAAACTAAGGTTTCTTTGATCTCCTGATCGGAAAGGTGGGCTAGGTTCATAAAGCAGCTAACATATTTTCTATACTGACAGGACCACCATCTTTAAATGCATCTACACCTTTGTCTTTCACTAGATCTCTTATTTGTTGATCAATCTTAACGTAAGTACCATCAAGATCAGCGTCTACATCATCAAACTTTCTAACGTACTTTTTAGGATCTTCACCTAACTCTCTAATAATTTTAGCTATTTCGTTTTCAGCTTCTTTATAGGTAGTTTGCAATATTTCATATTGACTACCCCCCTCTTTTCCAAGCCTTTTTGGAGCTGAATCAAGGTACATACCATCTTTGCCTTCAGTTACTGCTCTTAAAAAGTTAGATCTTATAGGGAACTTAGTAACATCACTTCTTGCTCTTTTAGCATATGGGTCTATCGCATACCCTTTAAGTAAGTCAGGATTAATTTTAGTAGCTTTTTTAAGTAAGAATAATCCATTACCAAGATTAAAAGTTTGGTCGTTATTGTTAACCAATTCATTAAAATATTTCAAAGCTCTTTCTTCGGGAGTACCTGGTCCATACTTTTGTCTTATAGGTCCTGTATCTCCGCCTCTTAAACGTTCTAGGTCATAAAATATTTCATCTACACTTTTATCAAGTGATTCAGTAAACGGTCTACCTGTAGCTTCTTCTAGATCTGTTTTGCTTAAAGTATATCCATCAAATTTATTGAATATGCCTTCAGGAAATATATCTGATATTTGTTTATCTATTTCTTCTAGTTGATTTTGTATTCTAGGTTCCATACTTAAATAAGATGGGGATCCAGGCGTTAATCCAGTTGCTTTGAGTTTATTTTGTACTTCAAACTTTTCTCTAGCTAGCTTATTTATTTTAGGTACGTTTTGATTGTATGTATCAAGATCTTTCTTTAAAGCAGCTACTTTTTTAGAATCTACGTAAGGTGTTATTGGAAAGTCTGCTTGTGCTTTTTTAACGACAGGTATTAGTCTTTCAAAGTATTCAGGTTTTATAAGACTTCCAATATCTACATCTGCAAAATCATCATTTTCATCTACCGTTTCTTTATATAATTTACCTACAGGAGTTTTGTCATTTAACATATCTTTAAATAACTTATCTTTAAGTTTAGACGGAGATAAATCTGGAGCCTGTCTGACGGTTGCTTCTATTGCTGATATGGTAAAATTGTATTCATCTAAGTTTGTGCCATCTGATATTTCGTCAGAAATATTTTTGTATTCATCAGACATGCGAATCTGATCAACTTGGTCATTTTTATTTCTTGAAGCTAACTCACCAAGTTCTTCTGCGTAATCAGATTGGATTCTTGATATGTTCAACAAACTGTTGCCACCTACAAACCCTCTTACTTTATCTATAGAATCTAAATTAATATTATCAGCAGCAACTCTTAAATCTAAATCAGCAATACTGTCAAAAACAAAATTATCTTTATGTTCATCAATATTACTGTAATGATCAAACCTGCCTTTTCTATCTGTACCTCTTACGTGATAAGTGTTTTCTTTTATGCCAAAAGCACCAGGTGTGTCTACACGCCCTGCAAATTGGTTTTCATTTAGACGTCTTCTACTTAACGCACCTTGCTGATTGGATTTAATATAGTTAGCTAATCTTTGTCGGGTAATCTTGCCTTGAGGATTCCTTATCTCAAGCTCACTCATTAATTTAGGATGTATTTCACCTGTTTCATCAATTAAGTTGAGCAATCTCATTTCACCTTCTGGCACTCCACCTTTCTTAATTGCGTTTATAAACGATTGTGCTTTACCTTGATTGGGTAGTTTCTTGCTTGTATTTACAAACTTAGCGGCCTTTGATGTTAATCCTTTGTTTACTAAATCAGATGATGCTCCTTCAATAGCCTTGTTATCAAACATAGTACCTGGGTACATCTGCTCATCTAGTGATAACGGTTTAAACTCTTCAACCTTCGGTATAGGCACATCCTTTGTAGCTTCTTCTACGACCTTGGTAGGTTCTAGGTCTGGTAGCAGTTTAATTTCTTCTGTAGGAGCTGCCTTTATAGCCCTGGCACCTCTAAAGAATCTAAAGATAGGTATCAAGCTAGCAGCGGCTAACGCCGATAAACCGTAATTACCCAAGGCTCCAAGGAACTCATCTTCCTCTAAGCTTTCAGATCCTCTTTGTGCAAACTCTCCAACTTCGTAGACTGCCAACGCATCTCCTACAC